TTCGTCAACGTACAGTAAATTAACAGATTCACCACGAATACCTGAAATAGATGTTGCTGCTGTAAATACTTTTGATCGATTTTCTAATTCAATGTCGCCCTTGTTCCATGTAGTAACACCTTGCTGTAGCCAAATCGGAAGATTCTCATACATCAATTGATACCGATGTAATACTCCGCGTGCGGCTACGGCTTTGTTCGCAAGAATAGCAACTGTTTTGCTTTCTTGAAATAGTGTGTACCAGAGTATGTACGCTGCGGATGTTGTAGTCTTGCCTTGCTGTCGCCCTTCCATCAAAATAACTTTGCGGTTATTGTGAATGATATTTACTTTATTTACTTGCATTGTTTCTTTTAAAATGGTCTAAAAATTCATTCTCGCTTATCTCTTCAACACACATTAATCCGTCAGCATCTGTTAAGTAAACTACATAGTGACATCCTTGCTTTGTTAGAAGGTCTGTTACTGCATTGGCAGCTTCGAGCATTTGGTTTCCGTGGTCAATGAGATAGTATTTCATTACTCAGCGTATTCGTTAAATACCTTTTTCATTTTATTAATAATTTCTAACCAACAAGTTGCACAAGAAGTAGGCTCTCTGCTGATTCCAAAGATTCTATTGTAAATCTTTAATATTGCATCTTGCTCACTAGGCTTTAATGTTTGTTTATTTAATACCTGTGATTCTGTTAGGTAGGTGTGTTCGTCTTCTGTTAGGCACTTAGGTGTTCTGTATGGGAATAAAGCATTGAGCTTTTCTTTACGTGCGTCACATCCACAATCTTCTCCTGCGATGAACTTAACTAGCTTGTCTATTCCTGTAGCTTTTGTTACTTGTGCTACTGTGTCTCCTAGTCCTTCTGCTTTCTTTCTTGGTGTTCGTTTTTCCATTGTTTATTTTATTAGTTCAAAATCTTTATTTAAATAATCTTTATAGTCATCCCCTACTGCTTCTTGTAATCTTTTCTTGCATCGTTTTAATGTATGGAAGATAGATGTGTAGTGTATCTTAGTTGCTTCTGCTATTTCTCGCATTGATAGTTCCGTTTTTCTGTACAAATCAAATAACATCTTGTCGTAATGATGCCACTTCTTTGTTTCTTCTTCTATCAGTTCGTCTATTCGGTTTATTGCCTGTTGACTTTCTATTGAATCCTCGCTGCTTAAACTATAAATTAGGTCTAAACTTACCTTATCGTGTTTCTGTAGTCTAAGGTGATCAATGTGAACGCTTCTCAATACCAACCACATCATACTTCTATTAATCGTTGTAGTAACTATCTTGTCTATATGATTTAAACGAAGAATCTTTAAATATGTTTCTTGCACGATATCGTCAGCAAAAAAGTATTCACCAAAGCTATTGACTACCTTGACCCAATCTTTGTGGTGTTTAGTTAATAATGTGAGTTTGTCCATTGATTAATTTCTAATCAAACTTACGATGAAAATCTAATCAGGTTGCTAAAAAGTTATTAACATAGAAAAAGCCACCTGTTAAAGTGGCTTCTGTTTACATTCTCTCTCTCAAAAGAAACTCGTCTAGCTTTATGGCTGTGCTTAGTGTTACGTCTTTACCTTGCAAGAATTTATCTATCTGGTACTGATGAAACTTTCCTGTTCTAGTCTTTATGTCTTGGACAATTTGGTTTCGTGTTTTCAACCTAAGCACTTCTTTAAGACTGTTTCTTAATTCCGTCTCGTCAATGTACATACTAAAAAGGTAAATCGTCCATTTCATCTGTTACTGGTCTACGCTCCATTGTTTCAGGAGCAACGTAAGGTTCTGAGAATGCTGCAGAAAAGAATGATCCTGCTTTACCTTGCTTAACCCATAACGCAACTTCCATTTCTTTGCCATTTACGTTTACCTTTCCTTTGTAGTCGGGATGGTTATCCGCTTTCTTGTTCGTGTTTTTGAAGATTGCTCCCGTGTTTAACTTGTTTTCCATTTTATATTTGTTTAATTGTTACTATTGTTCTTGTTGTTTAGTTTTAAATTCGTCTTTTAGTCGTTCCAAGTAAAGTACAAAGTCCATAGCTTCTTCTTGTGCGTGTGTAAGCCATTGTAACGTGCTTAAATCAGTTCTTTCCAGCGTAGTCTTGTACTTGTTTATTCCTACTTGACTTCGTTCGGCAAATCGGCTTAAAACACGAATGACTATTTGGTCTTCAATTTGTTGATTCATAGGAAATTTATTAAGGTGTTGTAATACTCTCTGCAAAGCTCTACCTGTTCTTTGATTCTTTCAATGACTGCTTCGTCTTTCTGTACGTAAAATACTTTAACTCTGCGATTCTTAGGAATGTGGCTAAAGATATGTTTCTTTTGGATCTCGTCTCTTAGGTCTAAGCTTTCTTCCATTAGATTAAGTTTCCAGTGAGTTCTTCTAATCTCATCCTCAACCATTAGTTCAGGAGTGTCAACTAAACAGTAACATAACATTGACTGTTGTTTACCTGTTAGCCACATATAACCTTGCAACTGATAGAAATAATCTTTTGTAGGTATCTCAGTCTCAAAGAACGGAAAGGTAGAACCATCCCAAGAGCTTTTAACGTCTAACAATACTTGCTCCGTGTTTACGTCAGGTGTTCCTGTAATCCATTCGTTTTGGTAGAACTCCTCATTCTTGTAAATAAATCCTACGTCTAAGACTTCGTTGACTAAGTTGATAGATTCGTTCTCTACTTCGTTACCTTTGTCTGTGTAACGTGAGCTAAACTCTTTTCTGATTCCGTATTTATCCTGCAAGACCATTTCGTGAATGTAACTCTTTGCAGTCTGTGAAAGCACCTCCGATTTGTTACGAGGTGCTGACATAATTTTTCCTATAGCAGAGCATCTAACTTTCATAGTGCGTTGAGTATATCAATTTGACCTTCTGTTAACGTGAACTTACTTTCTAAAGACTCACGTGTTATCTTTCCTTCCGTTACTGCTTTGACTGCATCTTGGAATCTTTTAGCGTCTAGCGTTTGTTTCTTTGGTTCGCTTTTTACTTGCTCTCCTCCTGCGTCAGTATCTTTGTCTGTAACTAATCCTAACATTGCACTGATAGCATATCTACGAATGTAAGTAATTGCAGAACCAAGAACTTGGAAGTCGTTCATTCCTTTGAGTTGTACGTTTTGCGGAATGTTTGTAGAGCTTTGTATCTGCTCTCCTGATTCAACGTGGAACAGAATCGTCAAGACATCTCCTTCGTTAATTAACTGAGTGAATCCTAATCCGTGTTTTTTTAGCAATGGATTAATAACGCTAAAGATTTTAGGTAAGTCCGAGTAAGAGTATCCATAGCCTTGCGTAGCTTTGTGGATCACTGGTACTTCTTGTTGGAACTGAGCCAACGATTTAAATAAATGTTTCATAATAAATTGGTTTTTGTTTATACAAATATATGAATTTATTTCATATCTCGCACTAATTCTTTATATTTTTTTATAATTTCTTTTATTTCTTCTACTGTCCAACGCTTTTCTAAGTGAGCGCGACCTTGTAATTCTATTAACTTTTCTGCTCCAATCCGTTTTTCTATACCGATTTGGTAGTTTAAGAGGTTGCCAGACAAATATGTGTTACAGGCTTCGCATTGCAGGTGAACATTATCTTCGTCAAATCGTACGTTCCAATGATTGTTAGCGTTGTAGAAATGACCTGCGTTTTCTTTCTTTGGTTTCTGTTTACAAGAGATGCAGAGTTCGTCTTTGTCTCGCTCTCTGATGTATTTGTTAAATACCATTTGAGCTGCTTTTACAAGGTCTTGAACCGTCTCTAAATCCTGCTGCATTGCTTTCTTTTTCTTTTGCCAGTTCTTTATGGTAGCTTCTTGCACCCAAGCATCTACGCACATCTTATTAAAGCAGTATTTTTGATTAAAGCGGATAGGCTCAAACTTCTCCTTGCAGTTCTTGCATCTCATAAAGTAATGCTTTCATCTATCCAAATTCTGAATGCTCTTTGCAAGTCTACCTGCTCGTTAAATACTTGCTCTGCGTGTTCTTCGTCTATTCGTAAAACTAAACGGTCAGTCTTTTGAATCTCATCAGCTAACATATTGGCTTTGTTTTTTAGTCCTTGACGAAAGACGGACTGGTCATTAAGGTCTTCAATAAAGTCAGCTAATAC